CACATTACCTCTGTGTGCTATCAAAATCATTATGTGTGTATTTAATTAGACCTTCAATTAGAAATATATTTCTCTAATCTGAATCCTTTTGAGTCAAAGCATTCCACAAAATCAGAATTGTTAGAATGTCTTATTGTTCCCTGTCCCCAAACGACATCATGATCGCTATACGCAAACGCTCGTTTTATAGTGACATCGATGTATTGTCCGTTACCCACACCCAACGTGAGGAATGTCACGTATCTTCCCTTGTCCCCCCTGAATACTCTGCCATTGGCTATCATACCTGCGAATTCGACCTTGTCCAAGTACAACTCTCTGACATACATTCCTGGCATGAAATCTTCCTGGCTCCACCAACCGTACTTCCTGTATTGGAATTCCGGTGTGTCCCACTTGTCTGACTTGCTAGGTGTGACAACTTCTATGCCCACACGCTTTGCCTCAGTCCTGTAAACCCAACGCTTGTATGATCCTTGGCAGTGCTTCAAGCAAGACTGCCAGAATTTTTCTTTGTTGTGTGCTTTTTGGTATGCTAGTGCCCATATCAGTCTGCCCAGGTTCACAGCGTGTGCCCTGCACAATCCAAACCCAGATAACGACTGTAGCATTGTTATGATCTCGTCCTTGCGTGGATGGTCACCGAGTCTCGATATAAACTCCATGATCCTTTCTTCGTTCTTCTTTGCGAATGCACGTCTGTACATGTCCGCTTCGTACTTGTCTATGCCCAGCACTTCTGCGATCCTATCTATGGCATCATCCTCGTACACTATGCTGTCACTCATACGTTCCTTGCTCCAGTCATGGAACATGGTCGCCTTCCTGCGTCCGGACACTGCCACTGGCCTTATCAGTGCCGTCCCGAACACACAGTCCCTAACACTCTTTGGTTTTATCGCCCTGAACAGTCTCCGCATGGCCGGACTCTCTGCCTGTGTCACTCCCAGCACGTCCCCCCTGCACAAAAGTTCCGAAGTAGCGGAATCCTCTTCGGGATAGTCCGTCAGTTTCCGCGTGGGGTCTATCTCTATGAGTTGTGACAAACCACGATTGGCTAAAATATCCACCTTCAGGTGTTCTAGGTCCTCTACTTCGTTCTTGTCTAGCAGTATTTGGTTCTCCGCCGTGAACAGGCTTTTTGGTAGTTGTCTTTGAAACATCAGTATTCCTCCGCAGTGTTTTGATATGCATCTCTTCTTGCCTTTCAGTTTGTTTTCGATACGTTTGGCCTCCTTTGTGTCGATGCCTAACGAATCGTATGTGAACCTGCGGGGTAGGTTGCCCTTGACTCCAAGTCGCTTGGCCGCTTCACGTCGCGCTGACTTATCCTTGTAGAGCACGTAGTTGGATATCCTAGCACTGCGTCCCGGCCACTTCTTGAAGATCCTCTTCATGACCTCTTCCTGTTTGTGGTGGGGAAAATCTATGTCCACATCGGGAAGGTCGTCTCGATTGGGGTTGAGGAATCTAGCCACTGGTATGTCCCACTCCACTGGGTCCACATCCGTTATGCCCAATAGGTAACAGACCAATGACGATCCAGCGCTACCACGTGTCATGTGTGGTATGTCTCGGGTCATTGCTATGATGTCACATATTTGTATGAAGTAGTCTACGAAACGTAGTTGAAGGATGATGCGAGTCTCCTCGGCTAGCCTATGCGTGTATTCTTCTGTGCCTGGACATTGCCTGATGAATCTATCGTACAGCCTTGTTATGTCGTTCAGTTCCTTGTCTTTCATTTGCCTATGCTTTTAAGTTTGCCTGTTATTGCCTTGAGCAGGAATATTTATCTGCGCAGATTATGAAGTGGCGATTTTTTGACGCAGTCGATTCTTTGGAGTGTCTATGTTCCTCTGGTCACACACGGCTCTGATCACACATTGATCACACAACGGTGATCTAGATCTACACACCAACTTGGCGTGTGTTATTAACCACATGTGGGCACCGTACTTGTACTTGCCGGGTGTGGTGTTGTTGACTGTTATGGAGGCCTTGCCCTCGTCTAATGAATCCGCCCAGCCCAGTCTCCACAACATCCTGAACACGTGTGTGTCCACCGCTATGTGTGGTTCCCCAAAAACGAACCTCATAACGATGTCAGAGCTCTTACGACCCACACCGGGTAGTGTCATCAGTTCTTTCTGGGTGCTGGGCACACGTCCGTCAAACTTATCCAAAAGCATCTTGCTGGTCGCTAGTATGTTCTTTGACTTGGCGTTGAACAGTCCTGCGGGTCGGATGGCCTCTATGATCTCTTCCTGTGTGAGTTTCAACATGTCCTCGGGTGTGTCTGCCAGTGCGAATAGTTGCCTACAAGCCACCGCGGTTCTCTTGTCCTGACTCTGTGCTGACAGCATCACGCCTACGAGACTGGTGTATGCTTTTGAGTGTATCTTTGCCTTGGGTTTCTTGTTTGAGTAGTTTGGATATAGAGCACTCAACTTCTCATAGATGTGTTCTATGTCGTTACTGTTCTTCATCTGAGTGTAACTCGTTGAGCAGTTGTCTCAGTTTGCCGCCTTCCACTGTGGCCTTGACTTTGCCTATCGTGTCGCCTTTGGTGGGGTCTGGCACATCGTCTCTGGCATCTTTGGGTGTTCCATCGCCTGTTACCTTAGATGTCTTCTTGAGGTTATCGTATATGGTGCTCCTCTGCTTGTCAAACTGTTTGTATTCCGGATCATCCGCTAGGTCTCTTATCCTTAGACTGTCCACATCAAACTCCAGATCAACCTTCTGTCCCACTCCCGAACTGGATCTGGTCTTCATGAACTGTATCTGATACCTACCACGTTCCTTCATTGCCCTCGATGTGAATATACCTATCACGTTGTCTGCTGTCTGTATCTTGGACAGTCCGCCTGATATGTGGCTGTGATCGAACTCTATCTCCTCAACAGATGCCCTGTTCAACTGTGATGCTGTGGCCAACACACACTGTTTCTCCACGACCAAGTTCCTTAGTTCCTCAGACACGTACTTGTCCTTGATGAATAAGTCCGCTGGGGATATCTTCTTGCTCTTGGGCATCATGAGATCCAGGTAGTCGATCAAGATACAGTCTATCTTCTTCTTTGATTTGAGCTCCAGCTCCTTGAGATACGTCCTTACGTCCAGCACGTTGCTACCACTTGGCAGGTATTTGATCTGTAGCAGTCCAGACTTCTTGGCCAACATCTTGACCTTCATCTCCACGTTGTCTATCTCTGGAAAAACCCGTTTGGTCGGAATGTTGGTCATCATTGCGTCCAGTCTCATCGCTGTCAGTTGTTCACTCAACTCGAATGATATGTAACAAACGTTCAGACCAGCCTGTGCCCAGTTCACCGCAAGATTCTGTAGGAACAAACTCTTTCCTGCGCCTGATCCACCAGCAAAGATGTTCAGTTCTCCGCGGTTGAAACCGCCAAACAGTTTCTTGTCTAGGTTCTGCCAGCCAGTGCTGATCTGTCCGTTGTTGTCCTTGAGGGCCTCAAGTCTTCCCTTGGGATCCTCAAAGTAGTCTGTGCCAAGGTCTCTGGTCAGTCCCACGTTGACCGCTTCCTTGACCATGTCCTCGACGGGAGCGTAGTCGCCCTTCTCCAACAGGTCTGCGGATTGTAGTATCGCTTGTTCCAGTGCCTTGTGTCTCGAGAATGTCTCGAACTCGTCCAGCAACCAATTGAAATGGCTTGGATCCAGGTCCTTTGCCGACTTCAGTTTGATGTCGTGCTTGGCATTGACCTGTTCCACATCTGGCATGACCTTGTACTCGTCCATGTAGTCCTTGACGAACTTGGCTATGGGTTGTAGTTTACGATCAAACGACTCGGGCTTGAATATGTTCTGTGCCCTAGCAAATGATTCCGCATCTGCTAGTAGCATCTCTATATAAAGTTTCTGTACATCAAATGTGTATTCAGCCATACATCCTTCTCTTTAAATCTATTTTTAGTTTACTTGATTCCGTGGTCTTCAGTATTGATTGAATAGTAAACAGTCTACCATATTTTAACACAGCATCCGCCACGTCGCCAACCGTTTTGTCCCATTCTGGAAATGCCACGCTCCACCCAAACTCGGTGGCCTGGTCCACTAGTTTCTGTCCTGGTGCATCCCTGTCGGGCACCACGATCACCTGTCTTCCTAAGCCGTCTATCAATTCTTTTTGTGTTTCATTTACCTCTGATCCCAAGATGCTCACACCAGAAACGGCTATGGCATCGAACGGTCCTTCGGTGACCAACACGAACTTCCTCGTCCAGTCCTGTGCGTCCATGTTGAACACGTAACCCGGCCACACGTCTGTGTAGTACTTGACGGCACGTGATTCCTCGAACACCCGACCTGTGTATCCGACCACTTCTCCCTTCCAGTAAAATGGGATCAACAGTCTCTGATGTATGTCCCACATCTTGTCAGGCGAGTACATGAAGTCATACCAGTCGGCGCCGATACCTCTGCCCTCGATATATTTCAGTAGTCCGTCGATCTTCCTCCATTGCTGTTCGGTTAAATCATTGGCCACATACTTCTCCAACCACACGTCCAGTTTGTGTGTGTTCTTTGGCAGTGATTTCTTCTTGAAGGTGACAAATTTTTTCTTCTCGTACTTGATGTCACTTTCTTCTTCACGCATGGCCTCTATGGCCAATTTCTTGATTGTGTCTTCGGGTATTCCTATGTAGCTCATGAACTGCCTCATCTTGTAAGTCAGTTTACGACCAATCACGTAACTGGTCTTGAAGCCGCAGTTGAAACAGTGATAACTTATAGTACCATCAGCGCTGGTCATAATGCCGCCACGTTTCTTCTTGTCTGCTGTCTCGCCATTGTACACACAACAAGGTGCGTTGAAACTGATCCACCCACTGGGTGTCTTTTTCTTGTTCGCAGGTAGGCTAGTCAGAATTGTGTTCTGGATCAGGTTCATAAACTATATTTTACTGTCTGTAGAGTATTTTGTCAATCAGGCCGGTATTACCTGAATCGTTGCCCCATGTAAATCTGATGTTGTGGTATACGCCTGTGAAGTTGTAGTTGGTAACAGTTGTGGAATTTGTGAACGTATTGGTAGCACTTGCTTCGCCGTCCATTGTGATATCAAACCAGTCTCCGGCTCCTGGTGTTGAACTCATTGTTCCCTGTACCCTCATACTCCCGGAAAAATTCTTGGTGTAAACGGCAATGGTGTGCAAGGCCTTGTTGTTGTTTATGCCTGGTCTTGCGTCAATGGATCCCGAGGTGTATGTTAATGGTCCTTGTGCTGACGTGAAACTGGTAACTGCTGTGCTTGCCACGAACTCCGGATATGCTCCATCTAACAGCTCCACGGTTCCCGCCGCGGCATATCCTGTGTCGGCGTATGTGACTTCCCTACTTCCGTCTGATTTGACTTCTTTTACGGAAAAATTGTAGAATTTGGCATCTAGGGGTAATAGATCGCCCTCAGTTATCGTACAGCTCGCATCACCTCTAGAGCTCACAGTCGATCCGTCGTCAAGTATGGTCAGTGTCTTTGTCAGCACCGCTTTCTTGCTTTCAGTATCTATCATGTTGAACTCGTAGGTCTTGGCCGTTATATCTTGGGCCTTTTGGTCCTCGTTCTTGAACGTGAAAGTGATGGGATTGTTCACACCCCTGTGTAATGTAAGGCGTCTATCGTACACTTTGGAGTTCCTCCCGTGATAACCATTTATGTAGGCTATTACCAATTGATTCAGTAAATACCTTGAGACTGTTTGCATAGTACATATTTAACAGTATTTATAGATATAGAATGAACGAGATTTTTCAAACCCTGAGGGATAAATTTCCCTTTCTAAGCCTGATCCGGAAGGGTGATCTCGAATATGTTGGCATAATCCAGAACGAGGATGCGAATGTGATCAGTTTCTATGATTATGGCAAACTGATTCTACAGCAAGAAAAGATACATTTTCTCAAATGCGGAGAAACTTGGTGGCACGAATCAAATCGAAAGTTACCAATCAATATTTTTCTCAAAGGAGACTTCCGATATTTCCGTTCAACTTTGGTAACTTTGAATGCAAAGGATGTTGAAATCCAAGAAGGCCCCACTGTTCGTTTACTAGACATATCCAAGAAACGTGTCAAACGTAGAACAATACAGTTGGTCCGTAAACCCGTTTAGTTTTTTTCAGTACAGTTTATACCGTTCACTCTTTCCACGTACTTGGTCAACGTGTTGTTTGGCTGATATGATCTGTGCTCGGAGTGAATTGAACTGCGATGTTTTTTACTAATATGTTTGGGTGTCTTTTTTTTAGTTTTTTGATGTAGCATCAAAACTATATTTAGCTCTGGTGATCAGATTCATCTGTACCACAATTGCCTGTGCGTAGGCTATGGCGTGTGATTTCTTGAAGAAGTAGGATCCGTCTGTGGGCTTTGTCCACACTTCCTTCATTATGTCCTGCCAGTCCTTGTACATCAAGTGCCTCTTAGCGGGACGTATTATGGCCAACACGGCGGCCAGTTGTTCGATGTTCTTTGGCTCTAGTTTGGAAACTATGTTGAAGTGTCCGTTAAGGTGGAACAGGTTCTCCACAGTCTTTGGATCCTTTAGCATGTCCCAGTCGGGCTCCTGTATCATGAGTTCCACAAGTTCCTGTTCTGATTTCACTTCCTTGTATATGTTTACATTCAGCATGTCGATCTTGAAGTAACCTCGATTCTCGGCTTTCTTGTAATCCAACGAGGAGTTTCCTGTCACAGGATGTTCAGGCACCGCATGGAAGTATACCCCCGTCTTGTGTTTCTCGGTCTTGCCGTCTTTGATTATCGATGCCGGCGTATGCTTGAAAAGTTTCAACACCCCGTCTCTGTCAAAGAAATCTATGTCCACATCAGGCATCAGTGCATACTCCCTTTTCCCTTTTCGGCGTGTTGTATCATTTTGTCACGTGATCCTGGCTGTAAGACTTCCAACACGTCTAAAAGTTTCCTGTATCCTTCCGATTCCAAAACATTTCTGTTTATGTCCGGCATTATTACCCTTCCGATCGATCCATCTTCTTTTATGACCACTGCACAATCTCCGTCTTCGAAATCCAAACTGTCCGCTATCTCTAGATCAATCTTAGACAATTTTGGCCTCCTTGGCTGTTTCCTTGACCAGCATGAGGTCGGCCGGATAGCTCTTCAACTTGCTGGGCCAAAAACTTGGGTTTATGAATCTTTCTATCATCTGTAGTTGTTCGTCGTTGAATGATTTTAACATTTTCTTGCCTGCTTCGCAACCTAGCAACAGCCATGGACTGATGGCGCCCTGCTGTATGTGTTGCACTGCCCTGTTGGTGTTGACCAATCTGAAGTAGTCGGACCACTGTGCGTGTTGTTCCGTGGCCCAGTCCATCATTGTGGCTATGCTACGCTGAAGCGCGGCCTCCACGGGTTCCGTCTTCAGTGTTTCGATCAGATACTCCTCGTACAGATCATCCCTGGCCCAGTGGTCTAGTTTGATCTTTGATTTCAACACGAAGTCTATGTACTTGTCTGGATACAAAGGGTTGATGTGCATGATGTATCTACCAAATTTCACAAAAGCGTTGTAGTAGGGACTCTTGACGAAGTCATCATAGGTCCTGTCCTTGGCGTTGTGTTGGTGTATCTTGTAGAACCTCTGGAACACCATGAATGCGTTGACCACCCACTTCTCATCTCGCTGTAGGTATCTCCTCTTTGGTTCGCATAGGTGTACCTGTAAAGTCCTCTCCTTGGCAAACTCCTTGCTACAGTAGGTGCATTTATTTGTCGATGCCATGTGCTTCTATCAGCTCCTCTAGTTCCCTGTCAGTTATCACTTTGTCCAGTGTCTCGAGATCGGTCTCTTTCCAAGTGGGATAGATCTCCTGTAATTTCTTCAACGATTTGTTTGGCACACGTTTCATGGGTTTTATCCATGGATGAAACTGCTGTTGTAATGCGCCACACATGGCGGTCAGTATCCATAACAGTTTCTTGTGTTTGCCCAGGGTGAAACAGTGTTTGTTCACGCACTCGTTCACCATCTCCACGTAGTGTTCCACGTAGAATTGATCTTTTGACGAACAGCTGGACACATATCTCATCAACATGTAAGGGCTGTACAAAGATTTCTCTTTGTCGTCTATCCTGTCATAGTAGTCTTTGTTCCTGAAGTCCACGGCCTTCAACCCGTTCCTGAGATCAAAAAATTTCTTTGTGTTACTTTTTTTTGCTGGCATATTTTAATCCAAACATAGTGCACTCCTTGGCATCTACGAAAGTTAATTTTATTTTCTTTTGCTGGTGATTCATAGCCGAAATCTTGAATTTATTTTTCCTTAACCAATCAAAGAAATCTCTCATCCAATGCTCGTCCATCCACACTGCGATCTTGTTGCTGGTTATTAAAACAGGTGCGTCTATGGTTATAGTTCGTCTACCAGACTGAGCCATAGTCTACCTGCTCGCACTGTCGAGATATATCTTTAACAAAATAGGCACACATAGGTCTACGTCCGTTAGTCAGTGGCACCGCTAACATCTGTCCTGACTTGATCTTTGGGAAGTACCATTTTACTTCAGTATAAATGTCGACCACATCTATGGGCATGAATTCTGGTTTGGTGCTTGATAAAGGATTGAACGTGAATGCATCAAATCCTCTGTCATTGAGACTGGTTATTGGTAGCACATGCATCTCTGATTGTCCCGCCTCTCCTATCAGCATTTTCCAGTCCAGTGGCATCTTGATCTTGTGATCTCCTATTTCTAACACCGCCGCTGGTGCGTTGAAACTTTCTAGGAATATCAAAGGTATGTAGAAGAAGTCTGGATTGTTGGGGTCAGAATTGTCCAATACCGCAAATCTCAATTTCTCATCTACCCATTCAGGTATCTTTTCCAGTTTGTAGGTCCTGTCATCAAGTGTAAGGATTTTCATAATCTATCTTTTCTATATTATACGGGTAATTGGCCTCTTTGTAAAACTTTTTCCTTGCCCCTAGATGTCTTTTTGCAAACTTGCAACTGCTGGTAATGTCCCAGATCTGCACACTGTCCTTGTCTTCCGCTTTCCTGATCCCACGTCCTATGCTCTGTATCACCCTAACAAATGACTTACCAGGTTCTATGAGAACAAGATTGAAAATCCTAGGAATGTTAATGCCAACAGCGGCAACTCCATATGTGGCAATGATAACCTTATTTGTAGCAGTAGATACTTCATCGTATTGTTCCTTCCTATCTGTGTTTTTGGTTGCTCCGGACACGAACACCGCATCCTTGATTTTCTTCTCCAAGATCTCTCCGGCGGATATCCTGTCTACGAGTATCAGTGTGTTGCCCGACGTCGCTATGCTTTCGATTGTACGCGACACCCACGTCATTCTAGTATCATCGGTTGTGAGCCATTTTAACTCCTCACCGTAGGTCTTGAACTGTGGGTGATCCTGTGTCTGTAGTACATTGACGTGGCAATTGGCCAACACTCCTTTATCTTGGAGTTCACTAGCCTGTATCCTGTTGGCCACCTCACCTATGCTACATTTCAAACCCATAAATTCGTAGTCTGCCTTTGGCACGGTGCCTGTCAGTCCCCAACGTATGCCACAGTGTGCGAATGGTCCTGTAAGCAATCTCTTCAACACGTCGGCTTTGGCCATGTGAACCTCATCTATGATTATTGTGTTAATGCCCTGTATAGCTTCTAAGAATTCTGTTGTGTGTTCGTCCTTTGCTTTTTTTTCTAGTACGTTAAGACTTTGCCAGGTTGCTATGGTGTTGAATCTACCCAGTTCCTTTCTGTCACCATAGTACACACCAACGTCTAGATTACACGCCAGGAAGTCTTCTTCGGTCTGTGTGACCAAACTCTTGTTGGGTACGATGGTCAGTGTCCTGCCGTAGGGTTCCACCAGTTGACACAACGCCGCGGTGATTATGGTCTTACCGGCTCCTGTGGCTATCTCCTGTATGCACTGTGGATTCTCGATGAACTTGTTTATGGTCTCAACCTGATAGTCTCTGAGTTGTATTGGTTGTCCAGCACATGGATGGTTGTGGGGCCATGTAATGTGTGCTAGGTAGTCCTTGTCTACTGCCTTGAACTCGAAGTTGTGCTGTTCCCTGTGATCCTCGAAATCCACGTACACCCCGCCATCCTCCAGTATGGGCAGTATCTGGTCTACGAGGTTTAGGTATGTTGTTCCTCCAAGACCAAAGAAACTGACCTTGCCATCCCACCTACCCAGTTTAACCGCGGGTAGATGCCTCGCGTATGGTATCTCGTATTTGAACTTGTTGGATAGTCTCTTCCTCCACTCGAGACTGAGGTTCTCGAACTTCACATTCACTTCGTCTTTGATTACTAGTTTACAACTACTCATTCTATACCTGTTCTATCACGTGATCATGCCAATCCCAACTGCTGGGTTGGTGATCACTATAATACAACTTTTTTGGAAGATTTTCAAGCAGTCTTTTGAGATTGTCCGTGCCAGTGGCATAGTATCCACCACCCAGTGCTATCAAGGAAGCCCGTGGTTTTACCTTGCTCTTGATCAAGGCACGTGGTATCCTGTTCCTGACGAAAATTATCTTTGTGGTCTCATCTATGAACTTGAATTGTTTGCTCATCTGGTGCAGTTCGTAGAGATTCTCAAAGAACTCCCTGGGCTTCTTGTCATCTATAACAGTTGTCCTTGCACTGTAACCTCTGTCTTCTTTCCTGTATACAGGTTCCTTGAGATCAAATCCCCAGGCACACTGTTTCATCATGTCAATGCCGTGCGATTCGAAAATCTTCAACCAATCCCAGAATTCCCTTATCTCCTGTTCCTCATGAACGTCGCTGTGACAAGGCATCAGCAAAGGGAAGGCATCCAGTTCTACCAATGCTTGTACAACTTCCTTCTTGGTGTGGGCTAATGAGTTGATCCACAGTTTATGGTAGGGATGGTGTGCTATGCGACCAGCCAATTTAGAATTTGAGGACACAGATATGCCCTTAGGTGAAATCGCAAAGTTCTTTAGGCTGTCCACTTGCTGTAGCAAAGGCAGTCTTGAAATGTATTCTGCCCAGTGTTCTGTTAGTGACTCTGGGGCATTGTCTATTATTATCTCATCCTCTATTTGTCTGGCGGTGGGTTGCCTGTGTCCCACTATCTGTTTCCTTACGGCATCAAAGTCGTCCAACAGTTCGGGTGTGACGAATTTGAAATCATAACGCACCGCTATCAGCGTGAGGTAGTATGCGGTCACGTCGGTGTGGATGAACGTCCATTTCTTGTCCTCTCCGGCGTAAAGGGCATACATGCCTGGCAGGTCACGTTTGTCCTTGAGGCAACGTATCAGTTGTATTATCTTCTTGTCATATGGGAATCTCAGTTCGATCTTGTCCACACCATCCTCGTCTGTGTATTTCTCTATGCTCTTGTCAAAACTTATCACCCTGAAGTCATCCTCATACACAGGATTATCCAGCAAAGACTTTATATCCATATGGTGTGCCTGGAACTTGGAAAGGTAACGCTTAAGGATGACCACGGCTAAGCGTGCCTGTTTCTCTGTCCAAGCATACTGCGATTCTGCTAGTGATCTCACTGTTTCCCTGTCCTTGGGATGGGGGTTTATATGGGTCGCACGATGATCCGGCCAAAAATAATCATTATATGCTAGTATTTTGAGTGCTTCGTTTATGGTTTTTGGCAAATCTGACTGCATTTTGATACCTGGTAATTTAGATAATTATTAGTATATTATAGCACAATTGGTAATACTGTCAACCATGAAAAAAACGAAAAACAAAACCGTGAATGTGAGAAAACAACTGAAAATTAAGTTGGAAAACACAATTACCAGATACAAGAACACCAAAGGGTTCAAGCCCACACAAGAGCAGTTGTATCATTGGTTCAGGACATTGAATCGTGGGTTGTTCAACGGTAGATTACCATCCGTGCCGTTGCGTGTCAAGAAACTGCACAAGGACTGGGGTAGATGCGTGGCCAATTGGGACAACAGGAAAACACCAAAAGGCAAGTTCGACCAGAGGGTCATACCCTATCACATTGATGTTGAATTCTACATAGAACTACACTGTAAATTTCCCACTTGGAAGGATTTCGTTGAAACACTAGCACACGAGATGGTACACCTGTATCAGATGACTTGGTTGAAGGATCCCTATAGCAATCATAATAAGAACTTTTTTGCTTGGAAGAATAAATTTAGGCTTGCCGGTTTAGGCCTATCAAGGTGTTAAAACCTTTTTGAACTCACTGTAACTAATAATCTTGCTGTTGCCTAGGTCCACTCCTGTCTGCAGATGATTTAGGAAATCCGGGGGGTTGTCGTGAACGATGGTGTAGTTCACGTAAGGCCTCATTTTCAACATCTTTCTAAAGGTCCCTAACCAACCCTCGAATATGTCTCCTCCGTGTCTCTCACCATAGCATTCTGTGTCTTGGTAGATATTGTTGAGTTGTCCCTTGCCGTATTCTCTGAAGTCGTAACCTATGAGATAGATGTTCTTGTGTCCATGAACACCCGCTGTCCAGAACGCGGCATTGCCTGAGATCCAGTGTGGGTTGTGTGGTATTAGATGTAGCATGCCTCTGTTCTGCTTCCTGTTCACCTCCAACGATGGTGCGTAGTGTATGGTTGTCAATCCAACCTCGTCCTCACACATTTTGACGGTCATCTTTGTGTCCACGCTGAATATGAAGTCTGGCATGAAATCCCTGTACAGTGCGTTGCAACCATATGTCTGGCCCGTGGGTTTAAGTTTGTCTAGGTCGAAACCTTTCCGTGACGGGCCATTTCCTATGCAGTAGGCATTGCCACGAGGCACAGCCTTGACCTTGTCCTCGTAGAATGCCGTCTCTTGTATCCTTTGACCTTTCCGGATGATGGTGTTGAGGATTATGGTCTCGCCTCGGTAAGGTTGCCATTCTATGGGTTGTATCTCGTTCCTCCGCCCTGTCTTCACTTCTTTCATCGCAGGTATCTCTCCTCTAACCTTTTCTTTATCCTCTGCCATGGCAGTCCCATTCTTATCTCATCTTCGAACCATTCAGTGTATGCCAAACGCTGTGCCCATGTGATCCTGTTGGGCATGGCGGGACTGTTGATGTCACTGATCTCCGTGTTCCCCACATCATGGCACAGGCTCGATGCCGACACGAAAACCGGTATGCCTCGTATGACCGCTTCCATGGCGGGGTTGCTAGAATGGTTGACCACGGCCCAGGTCCTCCCCAGTGTTGCCCTGAAGTCTGTGTCATCGTAGGTCCTGTGGTCACGTTTAGGCATCCTGACTTTTACGTTTTCAAAATCCTTTTCGTTGAACGATATCTGGTTGCGTGGATGAGGTCTGACCAAGATCGGACGTGTGGTGTATTTCCTTATGTTCGTTATCTGCTGTCTGATCCAGTTCTCCATCTTGGGCATGCCACGCCATTGTTCCGAAGAGTCATGTTGCCCACAAATTACGATCAGTTCTCCCGATGGTTTCCATGGTCGGAGTGTGAGATTGAACAGCGGCCATCTCTTGTCATCGAATTCCTGGTCGGCGAAATCAGCATCACGGTTTATGCCATTTATGCCTATCTTGAAACTTTGATTCCTCCTCAGTCCGCCTACCTCTATCACTATCACGGGTTTGCCTCGTGATCTATACTCGTCCCATATCTTTTTGTATCCCTGCATCCTTCCACGCCACAGCACACTCCATATAACAGCCACGTCTGCGTCGGCCGATCTGTTCAAGTACACTTGATCCCCGGCATCGCGGAGGCTTTGTATGAAAGCATCGAATATGGGTTTTGAGTTCAGTGGCCCGTGTTCAGTCCAAACTTCCAGTTTCATCAGTTTCCTTGAATACCTTTATCCGTTTTGCTTATTATGTCGGCGGCTTGTTTAGGATCGAACTCGACACCACCAAAAGGATCATAATTCTCCACACCTTTCCAATAGTCCTCGTTTCGATCTCCGCGTAGATCACTCTTACTACTTTTTCCTTTGATTTTCCTTTTGCCCTTCATGTGATCAATGTAACTCCCAAGTACACTGTTTATGAAGACGTGATGGCCTTTAACTCCAGCACCTTTGCCTATGTCGACTCCGTCATTGGGTGCAATTCTTTTAACGCACTGCCAGAACAGGTAACTGTCGTGCCACTCTAACTCGTTGAAGATTGTGTCGTTCCTGTACATGTCCGTCCAGTACCGCATGAACTCTCTAATTTTAGGATGTCGGGTGTTGTAGCAAACCCATCCACATTCTGGGTATTTGTCACCCCTTCCCAGGAAGTTTAATAGTTTGTCGCTAGGCAAAAGATCTGTGACAAATTTTTTAGTGATCTTTCTGAATGTATAGGTATCAGCGTCCAACCATAGAACATAATCAGTTTTGCTATTTTTAATCGCATGGTCAACTGCGAAAGTCTTGTGTGAAAATCTTACAGCGTCCCATAGATATGATCCCTTGCCCCGATCATTGGATCCAGCCGCTGGATTCCTCCTCACACCATCTGGTACTTCCTGTGTTTCACCATTGGCAACCGGGTCATCTTTGTGGCGCTGTTTGAAACTGACCAGGTCTGGATTAACCTCTTCTATGTTTATGAATTTAATCTTTTTATCTGCCATGTCGGGTCTGTATTGCTCGTAGTAGGCATGTATTTCCACGTCATCGGGCCAGAACTCAATGTGACTTTCTAGCATCCTACGGGCATATGCCGTCCAGCGGTTTGGTGGGAACGTAGTTACGACGGTCAATGATGTCATTCTAGTCCTAGTTTTGTTTTGAATCTTTTGTACACAGTGCCGTCCTTTATCTCATTAATGCTCCACATCTTGTATCCCAGATCGTTGAGCCACTGTGTCCTGTCTGGTCGTTCTGGGGTCTCGATGTTGTTGAGGTCCTTGTTCGCTACAGGCCAACAAAGTGCAAGATCTGAGGTACAAAAGGTAGGTATTCCACGAACGCAAGAGTCGACGCTGGCAGTAGAATTGTGAGTAACAACAGCATGGCAGTTAGTTATAACCTCTTGGAAGTTGAATCTGTAGTGCTTTTTCTCATCACCACCGAAGTGCTTCTGTGTGTATTGTAGTTCGATGTCCTCTGGCAACTCGTTCCTCCTTTCCACTATGCTGGCCACGTGATTTGGATGCGGCCTAACTATGAAGGGGCGGTCAGTGGCGGGTCGCAGTTTTTCATAGACCCCATTGAACCACGCTATTGGGTCGAGTTCGTTCATGCTCCAATTATCTTTGGGTTGTAGGACGAACAGTATGGGGTCGCCTTGTTCTGATTTCCTCCACGGTTCGTATCGTACCTTGAATTTTTTCTTCATCATCTCCCAACGATCGTTTGGAGAATTATCTGATAGGAAGTCACCATCGTTCATGGGGGTGTACAAGGAAACTCTGAAATGATGTTCTGATGATGTGGAAACGTTTCCAAAACTTGACAGCAATCCGCCATCAAATGTTATCAGTGGTATTTTCTTCTCACGGCATTTGTTGGCCAGAATCCTTCTCCTGCCCTTGGTGTGGTGCATCTGCTTGTCACCACCGTAACCAAACATGGCCGCCATGTCCGCCGTTGGCTCCATCTCGCCCGGCCTTGTCTCACCAGTCATGTGCTCATTGACGATCACGGCTTCGTCACCCGCTGACTCGATTCCCTCTTTGAGATGGTACAGCAGTTCCCAACTGTTGCCTTTCCTCCTGTCCTTGACTGTTCTACGGAATATCTCAACTCTCATTCAACATCCTCCACGCCGTGCCGTTGGCCATTTCTTCCAAACTCCAGTTATTATACGCTAGACTGCTGAATAGAGCAATCCTGTCTCCGTATTTAGGTGTCTCTATCCTGGAGAAATCCGTTTCTGATATCGGTGACGCCGCACTGTTTATTGGATCACAGAAAACAGGAACACCGTTTGCCAAACTCGCCACCATGGTGTTGGAATTATATGTGACAGTAGCGTAATAGTCATTCCAATTTATATTGCCCTGGTGTTTGGTCGGTCGATCCACCTTGACCGTGGCTCCCATGTGGTCGACTTTTACTGTTGGGTTGTATGGTTTTTCACGTATATCTATTGTACGGTCTGTGTTCTTTCTTAATGTATTCAGAGTGTGCTCTAACCAGTTTTCAATTCCGAAGAAATTTGCTATGGCATTGGTGGGCGGTAAAACCAGGATCTTGCTTCCGTCCGTATTCCATGGTTTTATGTCCTGCTTGAAATACTTATCGTACCTGTCTGTTGGTACGTCGTGTAGTTTGTTTTGGCAGTGTTTGTTCTTTGTTATCCTCAGCCAGTGTGGATGGTCATGGGCGTTTGTGAAGTAGCCGTGATCCATGTAATAGAAATCCCTGTGTTCTTCCTGGCACCGTTTGTAAAGCTCTCCGGAACCCGCAAGTATTCCATACATTGTTAGATTCTCGTCGGGCAGTTGTTTTACATCTCTGAAATGATAGATTTTATGTGTACCTGGTGTGCCTTTTACAAATGCGTCAACGTACCTCTGTGTCCGTGGTTTGGTTGTGTGTATTCCTGCAATTGGTTTTTCACTTGCCATATCTAATCTAAGTCATCCATCAGGCTAGGAACGTCAACTTCAAAATCCACCATCTGCCATTTTTTTGTTCCCGTTGGTTTTGGTCCGTTTAATTTTATTGGCACTGTTTTCGCCACATGGACCTTGTGATTTATACGTAGATGATGAGACAGGACTGGATAAACTTTCTTATCAATCATTTTGATGTCCTGTATTTCTATCACCTTTGTTCCAGGTTCACACCAAAGCAAATTTGTAAGTCCAGCACCGTGTGTTGAAATTATATGTGAGGCCTCTGAGAAGCATTTGACTTGTTCTCGGATTGTTAGCGATTGTAGGGTCACCGTTTCCCACCCCTTGAGCGCCATCAGTAATTTTTCTGCATTGAGGAGTTTCCTGGATTTCGCGTCATCTCGAGAAATAAAAATCTTTCTTTTTCTTTCAGAGTTGACCTTCATTTTGTTTTTCAACTTCCGTATCCACGGGGGTAAATGAGGCGTTATGACTCCGTCTGTGTGATTACTCAGGCTGGGTACTATAAGGTGTTTGAATTGCCAAACTTCCCTTGTTGGCACTACCATGTACTTTAGATCAGGAAAAAAATCTTCCAACACTTTTGTAAAATATGTACTTTCGTTTGATAACACAAAAACATATTTGGTGAAGTCCATGGACCATCTTCTTTGCACCAGTCGGAATTTAGAGATTACATCTATCCATACATGCCATGGGTTGTTGGCGCTCTCCTCATCTATAGGTAACCATACATAGGTATATGTCTCATTGAACCTTCTCGAAACACTGGGTAGATTTATATCGAGGGTGTCGCTCCACTCTCGCCATAACCCGTGGGTCTTTTGGGGTTTGTGTTTTCTCTGATGCGTAAGGTTCCAAACATGATCCGTTATCATATGATCCTCATTTGTTATCAATAAAGGGCAGGCGTGAATCCTGCAGTCAAAAAACTCTGCCACAAAGGTAGGCAACGATGTGAATTTTGATTCTGCGGCACTGTGATAATTGACGGTGTAATCATATCCACTGTCTATGGTAGGAAACCTGTTGAGAAAATATTGTATAGAATCGATGTTCTTTACTGTTGGCATATGAATAATTATACTGTAAAATAACCTTTATGTTATTATTTTCAAACTGTCATAATTTTCTTACACCACGTTTTAAAGACGCAGTAGAAACATTTACCAGCAAGATACTTGCGCAACAACCAAAGGACCTTTTAGATGCTTACCATCTACGCACCATTTAATAATAAAAAAAGTAAAGCATGGGAAGTGTTCAATGGCGTTGAACGATCCTGGCCAGATCAGGTCACAAAGTTAAACAACGCTGTAGAAACAGATCCGGTGAACAACAGCATGTTCTGGGGATTCGTTGGCAACAACAGAGAAATGGTGAAGAAATTGGAAGCACGAAATCATAACTTCTGGTTCACTGACACTCCCTACTTTGGGAGATTTGACAACAGTAATTTAAGACCAAACAATCATTATTGGCGTGTCTGCAGGAATGCTATACATGTGCCTTACTTGAAAAACTGCAAGGCAGATAGATTTGAAAAATTTGGAATCAAGATCAAGGCTCCTAACTTCACCGGCAAATACATTTTGGTTTGTCCCAGTAGTGTGGGCATGCACGACTACCTAGATAGACCAAACTGGACCAACGAAACCATAGAACAAATCAAGAGATACACAGACAGACCAATCCGACTTCGACACAAGCCTAGGGGCAGGGGTACGTCAGGACCAAGCGAGGCCAAGGTACCCCTATCTGAGGACCTCAAGGAGGCCTGGTGTGTGGTTACCAGTTGTTCCATAGCGGCAGTGGAGGCCACGTGCCAAGGGATTCCGGTATTCTGTCATGAGAAAAGTTTTGCGACGGACGTGGCAAGCACAGAGCTATCAGACATAGAGAACCCTTACTACGGAGAGCCAGAACCGTGGCTGTACAGCCTGGCTTACCAACAGTTCACACCCGAGGAGTTCGAGAACGGAACAGCAGTTGAGATACTAATGGACAAAGGAATATTATAAATGGCTCGATGTCTAATAGTCCAGTTTTTTATTTCGACAGATGGTTATGCCAACCCTGATTACAATCAAATAGGAGTTAATGAAGAACTTTATATATTCTCTACAAAATCTGTAAGACAATATGCTGAAAAAATTGGTGTTGATTACAAGTTGTGTACGTCTCCTAAAATAAACTGGATACACCCCACATTTGAAAGATTTGACCTTTTTTTTAATGAGGCATGGTGGAGGCAGTACGATCATATACTATATCTCGATACTGATGTAATTGTGTGGCCCAATTCTCCCAATGTTTTTGAGGAATACCCTTCGTTGGAAACTTTCAAACCTGTGCACGATAGGATAGCAAATAAAAACACGATGGCATATCACAAGGATCGTGCCATAGACACGTGTCTTGAAAAGTTTGATCCCGCTGTCCTCCAACGAGATAGATTTAATGCTGGTGTGTTTATGCTGAATCAATGTGCTGTTGAAACAATGAAACCCCATCTAGATTATCGTAATCTCAGGGGAGATGACAACGAGCAATTAATTTATGCCATGCTTGAGTCTGGCGTTGGGGTGGAAAAAATGGATTGGAGATATAACAAGAAGAATGGTATTAAATGTTACTTTGGGCACGCTAGTGGTCAAAAAAAATTTCAATCAAATTATGGTATGTTGAATGAAGCCAAGAAACTTTTTAATTCTATCTGATTTGATACATCCGATTATTTTATAATTTCAAAAATCACGGTGTCTGGTTCGCCATACTGTCTGAAATCGTGTATCGTTGTCTTGTGCTTGTAAGATTCCAGTAGTTCCTGCAACCTAGATATGTCTCTTACATCCTCGATCACATACACACCTCCCTGTTTGAGGTACTCATAAGCGACTTTGAATGTGTTATACTGATCCTCGGGTTTGTGTGAACCGTCATCGATTACAATGTCAAGGTCCTCTGGTATATTTTGATAAGACTTTTTGTCAATCGAACTGCCAATTGTGAGATGAACTTTGTCATCGTTATTAAACATGCCCGCCCTTTTCTGTAGTATTTCCATTGCATAGATCTCAGAGTTTATAAAAAATTCTCTCCATAATCTTATCGACGCTCCTTCGTATACACCTATCTCTAAGAGTTTCCTAGTGGATTCCCTCAAGGGTAAAAATGTTGGTTGATAGTATTTCTGTAGATAACAGTGCTTACCTCCCTTGTCGGTATTAAATTTTTTGTTGAGTTCTGATAGATTTATCATGCGCTGAATAAGTTTATTACCTCCTTCTTCCAATCATCGGAGTATTCGCAATCTCGGTAGCCGTCAAACCATGGTCCACCCTCTGTGTAGTGAAGTATCTTTGGGACACCATCCTTAGGTTCCTTGTACCATCCTACCAACCAGTTGTAAGCATGCGGCAGTGAACCAATTTCCGAATCCTCTAACCACGAGAACCTGTGTAGAAACTTTGGTGTCTGTTTGTTTAGGAATTCGGGAGTCAGCATCTTGTTGCTCTCGTGACCGCAGTTCCACAGAACCATACTACTCCAGTTCTTCCTAGGGTATGCTGTCTGTATCTGACCGTCCATTTTGATGGATCCGTCCTCTGGTGTGTAGTCGTGTTGTACGCACACCACGGCCTTGGAGTCATCGCAGTACTGTTCCAGTTCTTTCGCGGGTATTTTCCACACGAAGTCGCAGTCACAGAACACCGCCCATCCTTTGAAATCGTTCAGGTAAGGCACGAAGAATCTAGTGAAGGTGAATTCCGTTGATGCCAGTTTATCTACGTCTCTGGTGTAGATTCCCTGCTGTCGCATCTCGTTCTGTTTTAGTGGATGTACTTCCGCGGCAGGATCTCTGCGTTTGATCGAATGCTCGCAAACTTGGTACGCTATGTCCTCCCTGCTGTCCCAACCTACGTAAACTTTCATGATCTTCCCGATAATAATTTGTGTATTTCCTGCCAATTATTTACTCGTATGATATCTGGATGTTCGAAGTCTTTATTGTATGAATGGTCAAATAATATAGGCTTTAAACCGTATTTGAGCCCGGCTACAGCGTTGTTTGGCTTGTCCTCGACCCAATACAGCCCGGTATCGTGGAATTCCGCTAATGCTGAATCTTTGTCCGCACCCGTGCCCAGGATATGGTAATTTGTGAACACGTGATCCCCAAACAGTTCGCCCAGTCTCCGCTTACGCAACTCCTGTGCTGGTATGTCTGACGTCTGTGATGTTATGGGTATGAACGTCCATCCTTCCGCGGCCAACAACTTGACCCAGGTCTGCGATCCTAACATGGGCTTCTGTGTTCCCATCCAGGCACTACGGTTGAACTCTCTTATAAGAGCACGAATCTCATCCTTGGTTAAACCAAACCTCTTCGCCATCTCGTATTCGTCTTGTTTGTTTGGCAAGAGTCTGTGTGGATAGTATCTATTGCCATCGTCGTCAAAGTAGGATTTCTGCAACATCCACTTAGTGAAATGATGTTCCCATTCAAGAAGCACTCCGTCTACATCTGTAAGTATTATTCTATTTGATTTCATTTAAAAATTTTTCTTTTGCTGATTTATTTTTTGCTATGACGTAGGATTTAAAATTTTCTTCGTTGGTTAATCCACACAAAACAAAACCCGATTTTTTTATAAAGTCTTCAACTGCTTGATTTACACCAAACCCTTTTTTTGGTCTTGTTACCCAATCGTGTCCGCAGATGTATCCGTCGTCTTTTATTTTATTTGCGTAATTTTGTAGATCTGCGAGGCAAGATTCGTATTTGTGGTCACCGTCGATGTAAACCCAATCTATAGATCTATCTTCAATGTCAGTCAAAGCCTCAACACTTGATTTTTTCAAAATTACTACACGGGGATCTTTTGAAAAGATTTCTTTTACCATGTTGTATTTTTTACTATGACTTTCATTTACGTTTTGAATGTCGAGCATCTCGATCCACGGATCAATAAGAAATATTTTTTTTGGATTTGATTTTTTTAAAATGTGTTTTGAAAAGTCGCCCTTGTCGACACCTATTTCTATTACGTGTGAATTTTTAGGTAGGAATGAAATAAGATCGTATCTATTTAATGTCAGCATCTTCCATTCCCGCCACCCTCAGTTTGACGATGTTGGTTATCTGCCATTGCTTCTGATCAAGTCCTTTTGTTATTCCCAGCCATTGGTTACGCAACAGTGCGAAGTCGTTTACAATTTTGGTTAAGTCGACCACGTCATCTTCACCGTCAACGTACTTCTCAGCGTCTCGGCTGGACAGTGCCCTGTTGTAGTTCTCCAGGAATTTGCGGAATGTTTTTGATCTTAATCTCCTCAGTTCTATGTTTAGGTATTCCAGTATCGCTTCTAACTGTTGCAGTTGGCTGAATCTCTCTTCCACAATTCCGGGTAATGCCGCACTTGCCCTTTCAAGGTTGCCGTAGATCTTGCACTGCTTCCTGGCTTCCAACAGTTCCTTGTCGAAGTAGGCCACGCAGTCTGGTATCTTTGCCAGGCTCCTACTTACTTCACTGTACCAGTTGATCATTCGTCCTCGGTGTATTCTTCTACATCGTCCTCTTTTTCAAACACTGTGTTGATGGCTTCCTCGAGTTTGGGATCATATTCTGCTGATGCTTTTATCTCATCGACTTCAATGCCGATGTCTTCGAGACTCTTTATGAAGTCTATGGCCGCATCCATTTTGGATCTCTCAGGCACGTAATGTGTGATCGAGTTCCATAATCTCTCTATGTCTTCGTGTGTGAAATCAATCATTGCTCTTCAGTTTCCTCTTCCTTGGTTTGGGTTTTTTTTGCCTTTGATTTTGGTGATTCTTCCACACTTTCCACTTTCGCTTCTGTGCTTTCTTTGAAGTTCGCCATTATCATATCTAATTTATCACCGGTCCAGGCTTTCCTGAAGTCTATGTGTTCCTTGCCCTGTGGGTCTACGTATTTCAGCCTGTTTCCGGTCTGTACCAATATTCCCTTCTTCTCGAATAGGTCAACCAGTCCACTGTACGGATCCATTCCCGTGTCATAAGGGATCTTGACTTGTACACCCTCGAATGGTTTGGCATATCTGGTCTTCATTACCTTACACGCCGCCCTGATACCCCTTACCTCTGATATCTTGTTGCCTTTCTCGTCTTCTTTGAGCTTCAATTTCTTCATTGCTATCACGATAGAACTGGCATATATGAAACCCTGCCCACCGGATATCTTATCATCTGGATCAAACATGTCCTGTGATGCATAGGTGTGGTTTGTGGCTATCAGTCCCACGTTCCAACTTCCAAACATGTTTACACAGTTCCTGACAAGTGCGGTGAGAGCCTTTGGCTTCCTACCAAGGTCACCTTTCATGTCTCCCGCTTCGAATTGGTTAACATCCGTTGGCGTCAGCATCATGCCCAAACTGTCTATCACGAAAAGAACTTTGGGAGCACCTTCTTTGTTATCAGCGTGTTGTTCCTTGTAGCCTTTCATGAATTCGGATATGGTCTTTGCCACGTCGTCCACCATTGACATGCTTAATTTTAGGAGTTTTTCTTCTGACGTGTCAACGCCCAGTGCCTGTAGCCATGTCTCGTCAAGTGCGTTCTCTGTGTCTATCAAGATCACAAAGATGCCCTGCGCTTGTGCGTTCTTGATTATGTTTCCTGATGCTATGTATGATTTACCTGCACCCGATTCTCCTGCAAGTACCGTGACCTTACCTAATGGTATTCCTTTATTGAAATCACTCGTCATTAGATAGTTCAGCGCATAGTTTCCTGTACTGATCCAGTCTGTGGGATCGCTGAATCCTATGCCCAGCCCCTGTATTGATTTTGTTATGCTTTTTCTGAATTTTGTTGCGTCAAACACTTTTGTCATTTTTTATTTCCTTTCTAGTATTATATCTATCTTGCTGTCTTTTGTCAAATGGTCAATGTCAATAAGTTCTACTTTACCAATTTCTATTAATCCAATACCATGTTTCTTTTCATATGGATCTATTTTATTTTCATTTGCCCATTTGAAAAAACCTATAGGAAAAATATTTTTTTTATTCTGCAGTGAGATAAAGATATCAGCCCCAATGTAATGATTATTTTTTGTTGCCGCGTAGTCTATGGGCAGATTGTCTTTGTACAGATCAATATAAGACTTTCCAAGCTCGTTGTAAGATAGATAAACTTTATTTTTTGTTTGATGAAACTGGATTAACTCGTATTCATCATCAGTAAGTTTTTCTCTTAAGGTTAAGTTTCTTTTCTTTGTCCATTGAATAGGCAACTTTTTTTCAATACGTCCAAATGATCTTTGTTCTAAGACGTGTACACAATAATTTAGATCTCGAACACTTTCTTTGATGTCCATAGGAGCAATTTTCATAAGTTTTGTAGGGTTATCAAATTCTCCTGATAATGTTTCAAATTTCATGTGGAGGTTATTGTAAAACTTTTGATCTTTCCAGTTGATGTTTTTGGGTATGCTTATAAAATCCTTTTTCAAAAAGGAATTTATTTTTTTTATTGTTTCTAACAACAGAAGTTGTATTTCACTTTCTTGCCATAATGAAAAAAAACTTCTCTTATGATCTATGTCCTCGCCGTCGCCGACATAAATGGATTCAATTAAGTTTTTCCATTTATAGGCAACGGCGTGATCATAAAGATCTATACGGAAAGCGGGTTTTCCGTCTATCTCGTATAGCATTTTTTTGTCAGATTATTTCGCTTGTCTTGATCTGATCAGTTTCAGTATGTCTTCCGCCCTCTTGGCACTGTCACCCGCGGGTGCCGCCGTTGCCGGGGCCGCCTCTGGTTGTGGTGCTGGTGCAGTTTGACTCACTGCTGGAGCAGGTTCAGATGCAGTTGCCGTCGTGGTCGCTGGTGCTTCCGCAACAGGTGTCTGTGGTTTATTGTAAGCCACTCCCGCTGGTCTGAAGTACTGTCCGTACTGTTCGAGATCATATGCCTCACCTTCAACAGATTTCTCGAATAATTCTTTGATTATCTTGACCTCTGCCTCGGTTGGCTCTTTTGGTCTGAAGTCACCCAGGTTGTGTAACCCGTGTGTGTCGATCGCGGCTCTTTCAGCCTCGTCCAACGGTCTTTCCCTTCTTGACCATTTTGATGTTGAGTAGTCAGCGTAACCACCTTTTGTGGTCTTGGTGATCCTGAAGTCAACACCCTTCAAGTAGTCAGTTGGCATTTCCTCCATCTCTGGATCCATCAGTGCCCCTCTGATTATGTTGAAGATCTGAGGTCCGATGATGAATCTTCTGATCGGATTCTCAGGTGTCGTGTCTTCCGCTAACGGATTAGTTGTGACAAATCCTTGGAAAATGTAACTTTTCTTTTTCCAGTATTTTCTGCCCATGTCTTCCATGCTCTTGTCTTTGAACCACGGTCTCACTTCTGTGAGCACTGGACAAGTCTTGCCATACATCTCCATGCACGGTACCTGCACTGTCACTGGTCTAGAGTCGGTCTGACCCTTGATGCCCGCGAACGGTAACTTGATCATGTTCCTCTCAGTCCAGAAGAATGTGTTGGTCTCGTCCTTGTCTGGTAGGAACCTGACCACTGCTTCTGATCCTTCTGCTATGTTCCAGTGTGGGTAGATGGCGTTGTCTCCGCCTGTGTTGGAAGTGGAGCGATTCACTTCTTGAGATTTTAACTTCGCTCTTAT